CTGCTAACTTGCAACAAGGTGCTTCCCGACAAGACCCAGACTTCCCGGACAACGCTATTGCCCTTTTCAACAAGTCACAATGGGTCAAGAAACTTGAAAAAGTCGGCGCCAAGTTCAAAGCGGGCCAAACAATTTCCGCCTTCAAGCAGCAAGTTGTCCTACTCACAACGACCATGGCTCTTTACCTTCGAAAGAAAAGAGAGCAGCATCAGCCGGATAACGTTTTCATAATGTGTGAGCGGACCCCCGAGCAGTTTAACAACTTTGTTTTAACTAAATGGGACTTCTCGCGACCTAATTACACATCCGACTACACACAGTATGACCAGTCTCAAGACGCCCCATTTCTCAATTTCGAACTCAGAAAAGCGCGTCACCTTGGAGTACCTGACGAAGTGTTATCTTTCTACAAGTTCATCAAAACTCACGCCAAAACCTTCGTTGGCAACTTAGCTATCATGCGTCTCAGCGGAGAGGGCCCAACGTTCGATGCCAACACTGAGTGCAACATTGCCTATGACGCTCTTCGCTTTCGCCTGGATGACAATGTCCGTGCTTGCTATGCCGGAGACGACTTAGTGCGTGATCGAGCTTGCGAAGAACGAGCCGGATGGGTATACTCTGAACGTCTCTTTAGCCTCAAAGCTAAACCACTAGTTACCAGCAAACCCGACTTCTGCGGTTGGAGACTCACACCTCATGGAATAGTGAAATCCCCCATCCAGCTGTATCAGTCGCTTCAGTTAGCTTTGCGTCTCGGAAAAGTTGAAGACGTTAAAAGAAGTTACGCGATAGACTACCTCTTCGCCTACAGGCTCGGTGATAAATTGTACGATATCTTTGACGAAGAAGAGCTCGAAAAACACCAGTTGGTAACCAGAACGCTCATTAAGAAAGGTATGCAACCGCCGGAATCTGGCAATCACCTGCCAACATTCCATATAACCTCCGACCGGCTAATCCGTGACCCGCGAGCTATCAAAATCCAATCTTACGAGAGCGACAGACTCCTCCTACACCAACCAGTCCTGATTGACGACTACATCCCAAAGAACCCGGCAGGTGACGGTCCCAAACAAGTGACTTCTGTGACCGCACACCAGGAGATGACTGTGGCGTGCCAAAATGGAGTTGAGGACCTTCTAACTGCCCGGTGGTTCGGACGACCAAGAATTTGACATCCTATGCTAACTGACCTTAGAACAGCTGACTTAGTCTAACCTTGACTTAGTTGTGTGTTTAGCATCTCCTCAACTCACTTCATTTGCTGACAACCTTTGTAGCTAGTTATGTTCTAGATATGCTCGAAATGAAGACTGACCTCCTACTACAGATTATAGCTAACAACGACTTTTCCCGCACTGCTGAACCGCTCACAGAGCCGCTCGTCATACACGGTGTCCCAGGTTCTGGCAAATCCACTTTGGTTAAAGCCTTGATACTTAACCGATCCACTATCGCTCTTACACTCGGTTCCCCTTACGGCCAAACTCTCACACACCCAGGGGTCGAGAAGTTCACGAAAGGAAGACCCATCCCAAATATCTCACACTGCGAAACAAGGATTCTCGACGAGTATCAATTAAGTGAAGGAAGTGACACCAGCCCCTTCAATCTCCTCATTGGAGACCCTTTCCAGGGCACACTGCACCTAAAAGCACACTACATAAAGAGTCATTCGTACCGCGTGCCGGCACCCATCTGTCACTTCTTACGCACCCTCGACTACGAAATATTCGGATCACGACCTGGAGAGATTGTAAAACTCCCAGTGTACAGCAAGAATCCAACCGCGCCGAGCGGGCAAGTGCTACACCTTGGCGCTGCCTCCTGCAGTCTGACCAGACGACACAACGTCCACTCCAAATCTCCCGCTGACGTCCAGGGCCTTGAATTCCCAGAGGTCACTCTAGTGTATCATTCTACTGAACGCCTAAGATCCCGCGCCAACTTCTACATTGCTGCTACGCGTGCCCTCAATCGCTTGTGCATAATCACTGACGAAATACTACCTGCTCTCGAAAACTCTGCTGAGCCAACCACCACCTGCGGATGAGTTTTGCGCCACCACCGGATTACTCCAAGGCATATATCACACTAGCTGGAGGTGCCGCCCTTGGAATACTTGTTTACACACTCAGGTCCGACCACTTACCGCACGTAGGGGACAACACTCACCATCTGCCTCACGGAGGACGCTATTGCGACGGCAACAAACAAATTCACTATTTCAAGCCCAACTCTGACCACCAGTCTGGCGGATCGTACATCCCAACACTCCTCGTCTTCGCCCTCCCCCTGACAATATTGCTTGTTAGTCGCCCTCGCCGCCGCCTCTGCGTACGCTGTTCTGAGTCTCATTAGTGGACAGCCGGGCTGTGTTGTCACCATCACCGGGTCTGCGGTACAAATCACTAACTGTCCTTTAGAGCACATACCAGACGTGGTAAAGTCCTTCTCCTGGAGCGCACATGACCATTGTAACAACTACTTACGTTGACCAAACACGAGAACGCATCAATGATTGCGTCAATGCGGCTCGCAACGCTGTGTGCCAAAATATCAATATTGTGCAAGCTAGCATTGAGCAGCAAGTGGAAAATACATCCAATGGCATCCTCAATCACTTTTCTGCGTGGTGCGAGTCAATTGGCAACCAGATTGGGACTTTACCAACAGTAGTCGGCGCAGTTAACGAGAGAATCCAACACTTAGAACACACGCTCACGTTGAGAAACTGGCCACACGACTTGCAACCGCCTCCACTCTGCTGAGCCAACCACCACCTGCGGATGAGTTTTGCGCCACCACCGGATTACTCTAAGGCATATATCACACTAGCTGGAGGCGCCGCCCTTGGAATACTTGTTTACACGCTCAGGTCCGACCACTTACCGCACGTGGGGGACAACACTCACCACTTACCCCACGGTGGTCGCTACTGTGACGGCAACAAGCAAATCCACTACTTCAAACCCAATTCTGGCTCTCCATCAGGAGGATCCTACATTCCCCCACTCATCATCTTCACCCTCACTCTGGCCATACTTCTTCTTAGCCGTCCTCGCCGCCGCATCTGCATACGCTGCTCTGAGTCTCATTAAAGGTGCGCCGCAAGGGTGCGTTATCACTATAACCGGCTCAACCGTGCAAGTTTCTAACTGTCCTCTAGAAAAGATCCCGGCCGTAGTTGAATCCTTTCGCTGGAGTAGCCATGGTAATTGTAACCACCTTCCACATCGACCAAGCTCGGGATTTGGTTATCAACAACTCAAACAGCATTAGGGACTGCTTACTCAACAAGTTGCACACAATTTCGAATGAGGTGCGCACTGTTGGCGCTCATGTCGACAGCTCCATTGCCTTCAACAGAATCAACTTGCAGACTATCTACAACCATCTGAGTGGTAATAACAATAGCTCCATCCAAATGCCAACGGCTGCGAACCCCGACCCATTACTCGACCCGTTGGAAACCGGAACTGCTACCGTCTTCCGCACTTTCTTTTCGAACGCAGCACTTGCTGTAGACGCTACCCGCACCTTACTAGGTTACGTACCTCCGGCCAGATACAATATACCACCATCGACCCTTCCTCTTGATGAACTTTATGGGCAACTGCACGCACTGCACCAAAATACACTGGAGTGGCTGACACACATTAGCCATAACGTCGACTCCATTTTAACAAATTTAAATCCAATCAACTCCCCGTCACAAAACAACTCCTTAAGCCAAATCCATGCGGCTCTAACATATTTGACCAGGACAGTTGACGGTCTATATTCAAACTCACAATCGACTAGTATAAGCACAGACCAACCTAGTTCCTCAAAACCTCTTACAAAGCTTGAAGGGATTGAGCAAAGCTTAGAGGCACTACACCGCAAAATTGACGAACTTTCTTCGTCTCTCACAAATACCACCCCTGGGCCGAGTATCACGCCGAACCCCTCCGCACCACTGCCAACCAATGCTGCGAGGAATCTACCCATCTATCAAGCTGCCCACCCCTCCAAACCATGCAGAACGTACGGAACTATACTTCTTGATGGAGTCCACTCAAAAATACCCATGGACATCATCGGACGACCAGCTTCCACAGCTCTACGACTTGAACTTCGCGTCACACCCAGTGATCAATCTACCACTGTTAGTTACAAGATCTTCGACGATGGGTATCTGTTGACTTCAGACGACATAGAAACAAACCACAGATTACAGCATTACCCTAGTGACTGTCTCGCGCTCCTACATCAGAAGTGTCCGAATTTCATCTATAAAATTAAGACGCATGATCTTTGTTAAGTTAACTGGAAGGGTGAATTAGATGAGTAGTGAGGAACTAGTTTAATCTGAACCTTGATGAATAATCCTGTTGATCCGAGCACGTCACAACAAATGTCCGGTACTACGGGTCAAGTTAGCCAGCCTCGACCCAACGTGAACCCCTTTGGTCAGAGTCAGACCCGCCCCCTTGGCAATCGTGATCCGCAAAATAATAGTAATGCAAGTGACGACTCCGACGCACTCATGCCCGCTGTGACCGACTTTGAGACTCTCACTAAAGATGTCGAATCCAACTCAGTCGCTTCAAGGTTAATTATTCGCGACATACTTGACATGCTACAAGCCAAGCGACAAGGAGCCACCCCAAAAGACCTTTTCTCACTAGCCTGGACCTGCTACCACAACGGTTCATCGCGATTTGTTACCCTGACCACTGACGCGCCTTGCGGCATGGCGCACTCGGAACTCAAAGACATCGTTGAAAACTCCTGTACGCTAAGACAGTTTTGCGGTTTTTATGCTAAAGCCTGCTACGTCGCAGGCAAACAACAAAACAAGCCCCCTGCCAATTGGTCTAGGAAAGGTTATCAGGAAGACTCAAAATTTGCCGCTTTCGACTTCTTTAATGCTGTACTCAGCGACTCTTCTCCGAGTCCTCCCGGAGGTATGAGATTTAAACCTACAGACGCCGAAATCCTCGCGCATTCTATGAATGCTAAGATGTCTATTGTAGAATCTAGGCGCGCCACCAACATGGTCTCCACTCGCGCGGATTTACTCGCACAACAACAAATACATGAGCAGCCTAAACCTCCAATGATCACGTTCTAATGATTCCTCAAGACTTTAATATCCTTTGCTGCCTACACTTTGCCAAACCCTTCATCCCTCAAGACCTCAAAGCTCATCTCTTCTTCACTTGCGTCAACGAATGTAAATTAGTAAGAATAGCTAGTAAAAATAAGCCATTTCTAGGCACTTCTAAGTGTGCTCAGCGCCGTAGAGCGAAACGCTATAATAGGTGTTTCGAATGCGGTGCCTATTTACTAGATAACCATAAATGTAGAATCTTTGTATCACGTGCTCAATCGGATGTGCTAGCCGTCATACACGAGGGACCCGCTAAGCTACATGCTGAAAGGACCTACAGGCCAAATTCTGACGCTGCGCTGCTCATTGAGAGTGATCTACAGTACATCAAACTTTTCCAAAATCGTAAGGCTTGACCCAAGCCTCCCACAGGGTTTACAGGGTTCTGGACGTGGACAAAGACACCCACGATTGTTGATATTGCTAAACTTACCTTGCAACAACTATTGTCCCCAGA